TCCTTACCTGAGGTCGTAAACGGGACTCCTGGCGCCGCAGCGGACTCTTCTTGTGCTCCTTTTGCGTTGGGTGCTGTAGAAGCTGTAGGTTTTGGGGCTGGTTGAGGGGCTATGTCCGAAAAGATGTTAGTCCATTGTTCAACATTACCTGAGTTAACGTCAGCGTCCTCGAATAGCAGGTTCCCTGTGCTTTTGTACGCATCAATAAAAGAATTAATATCCATAGTGTTATATAAAAGTAGGCTTCTCTAGTATTTACCAGAGAAGCCTATAAAAAACTTTTAATTTGTATCGTCTAGAAGGCGATAGGAGACATTACGGAGTCGATATCGGAAGTTTCAGTAAACTGAACAGCGAAGTCGTAACGTAAGGTCATTTCGATAGTGTGGAATTCGTTGGTTGAATAGTTAAATTCTCCCAATTTCCATCCCTTCGGATAGCAACCATAAAGGTTTACGTGCGTAATTGGGTTACGGTGGGCATCCAACTGCCAGATTGTGACAGTTCTCTTAAAGATAGGAGCCTCGGTAATTCCAACCAATCCTTCTGGACTTTGCTGAACAGGAGTTGTTCCGTTCCCTAAACCAGCATAGTGAATACCATACACAGGGTCATAAACACTTCTCATCCACGCAAACAGCGCATCAGCAACATCCCCTTTAATCAAGTTATCAAACGTAACTGTAATCTCATCGGGGCTAGGCTTGCCAGGGTAGAAAAACTTTTCGTTAACCCTATGGACTTCAATATCTTCAACAGTGAATCCAGGTTGTGTAATTTGCTTAGCAGCTAAAGTTAACCTGTCTTGAGTCTCAAGACCAGGAACGTTAGACAGTACGCCAGCAAACTGGGGAATCTGGATTTCCCATCCATATGCACGGAAGGATTCCAGTGCATGAGATAACCGTGGGCTGTCGGCAATAAGCTCAGCAGCTCGGTCTACATAATATTTTCCATTGGCCATTTGTTTTTTACCTCTATTTTATATAGTGTTATACACTTGCAGATTGATTTGTGAGGTTAAGCTCGAATACCAAGATTTCAGCAGTCTTAGTAGGTTTGAGGATAACTTTGCACCATAGTTCGTTGCGGTCAACGCGAAGGGGAGTGTTGGTAGTTGCATCACACACTACTTGGAAAGCCGTGATACCTCTCCGTTGTTGGATGTCTGCGAGCGCAGGGTTAAGGACATTACGTACAGATTCCCATGTAATCGGGTCGTTAGGTTCGAAAACAAACCTGCGAGTCCCGTCCAGTACCAATCGACGAAGATAAATCATCAAACGACGAACATTAATGCGGTCTAGGGCTGTTGCAGCTCTCTGAGCAGTTCTTTGTCCGTAGATTACAATCCCGTCAGTAGTAAACTTAGTTACAGGGTTAACAACGTTCCCAGGACCATATAGAGCATCCCGGTCACCTTGATTGAGTTTTACCTCAACATCTGTAGGCTTGCTTAGACGCCCACGTGTTAATCCGGCAGGAGCAAACCAGGGGTCTGCAACCTCGTCAGTGTAGCACATTTGTCCTAGAGCGTAGATAGAAGGGTCGTACCACCTATCGGAGCCTGTGTAAGCATCGAAAGCTTTTACCCATGGCCAATATACTGCAGCGTAACTGTTATTTATAGCAGCGGTTCTACCAGAGGCTTTACCGTTGGTCCATGCAATAGCTTGTTGTGCATTCCCCATTCCAATGGGAGGAGCGACAACGGCGAGGAAATTTTGAGTATTCTCGGCTAAAGTAATGAGAGTATTCTGAATTGACTGGTCAGTTACTCCAGGAACAGCAGCCATGGTTACAGGAACATCTTCCTGGTCCAGAGCGTAAATACCTGTTTTACCTCCTGTGGTTCCGATAAGAGCCTGTCTTACAGTTCCATTACTTAGGTTGCCTGCGTAATCCGAAGCATCGCCGTTCTTACCGCCCGACAAATCGAAGCTCGGGTTAGTAGAATCGTTTCCTACTAGAGTTAAGCAACGGAACGAATTAACAGGGCTTCCATCTACCATAGTTCTTCCAATCAAGAAATCAGTAGGGAGAGTAACGGCATCTTGGAAATTTTGGGCTGGTGTCCAGGTATTAATACCGGAAACCGTAGTTGCTGGACCGTACTGGTAGAAATTACCTTTGACGTACTTGGAGACAGCATTGTTCAAACCTTGGTTCAGAACCGCTTCTGGCCAAAGACTGGTTGCAGACGTGGTGCTTAAAGGCTTGGCTATGCGCATATCGTAGCTTTCCTCGACTCCTCCATCAGATGTAATACTAAGTACAAAACGTCCATTATCATTAGTGTTTACTACATTACTTTGTAAACCGCGATATTGAATACCAGTCTTATAGTTTACTGCGGAGTAGTTATAACCTTTTCCAGGATATAAAGAACCTATCTGATAAGCGCCCGCGTTGTTTACACCAGCAATGGTGCCGACATAAGGCTTAAGAGTGGTTCCTGAAGCTGCAAGGTCCTGACTCAAAAGAACCACACTAGAAGGAGCGGTATACGTTAAGTCAGTCCCACTAGGAACGGCGAAGTATGCCAACCCGGAATTATCTTGTAGGGTTTGGCTCATGTCGCCGTCTCGGGTCGATTGCAAGCTCAAAGAGCTAAAGGTGAAATCATCAACATCTAGTGGGGTAGCGGAAAGATAGTTTCCGCTGTAGACTGCGCCTGATGCCATAAAGGGAGTAACTTCCATGTAGGACATCGTAGTGGTCGTAGCTCCTGGAGCACGACTAACCATCATTCCACTAGTTCCGTCATATCCGCTAGGGATATAAGAAGCAATTCCATTGGTGGGGTCAAAGGCATTCCCAAATCCTGCAAGGATAGCGTTGTGCCAATCCATTGACGTGAAATCATTGGGGTCTGTGGTAGGCATATCGGAACCTCCTGGGGTCGCAGAAACACCAGGACGCTCACGGTAGAAGTAAACCGAGGTTTCGTCTCCTATTTGAACACTGTTCTGGTCAAAAGCTTTAATATCCCACCGATACATAATATCAGTATTCAGAACACCCGTGTTCACTCTACAGTGAGGATGCGTACCTAGAGGAATGGTATACCGGGCGTCTGCAGCATCAGTCGTTGCTCCGCGCACATAGTATAGCTGGTTAGTCTTCTGAAGAATCTCTAACGCACCATAAAGTCCTTGTCCACCTTCAACCAAGTCAGGCGTACCAAAAGTACGAATGAGGTCAGCTGGAGAAGTTAAAAGTGTTGCTTTATCAACAGGACCGCGAGAAGCGAATCCTACCAAACCAACAATAGAAGGATTGACAGAGGGAGCGTAATCGGATACGTCCTTCTCAATCGTGTATACACCGGGGGAAACGAAGTTAGCCATAAATCTTTACCTTTATAAAATACGAAGAAGTTGTCGTTTTTGCAATTCCAGACATAAATCTGTGATAGCCTTCTGTGGCACGGAAATAGTTCTTCCCGCTACCAGGCAAATATGTTCAAACTGGCGTCCAGACTTAAGAACGATTTCTAAGTCTTCGCCAGCAACATTAGTGATTTGACATTGTTTCATAACACTTCTCCTCTTCTATTATTTAGAGGGACACGACTGTGAAAGTGTTATAATTTCAAAATTTAAGTGGAAGAAGGGGGATACACTTGTTCGAACTCATATCCTGATGTATCCAATATAGAATTAGAAGGGACTCCCGTACCGGAGAAGGTGATATCCGTCTTCAGATTGACCTCGAAATTCATCTCAGTGATATCTCCATTAGACTGTATCATATACTTCCTCGTAGGCATATAGGTCTCTACCTCAAAAGTAAGAATCTTCCGAATAACCCTATCTTCTCTATCTGGTGCGCTGATAGTGGAGTTATCTGACACTGCTGTTATGAAAGCACAGGCGTTTGTTACAAAGTCCGTGCCTACTCTCAAATGCGGACGGAATTTAGCCATAGCATACTCTATCAATTGGTTCATGTCTTCCACATAGCGTGTCCATAAATTTAGTTGATATGTTATGTTCACAGCTTTGGGAGATAGAGAGGCTACCCGGGTATGGCGTCTACTCTTCTTATCGTGAATTGTCCAGAACTCAATATCAGTATTGGGACGCCTTCTATCTACATCCTCAGCTGTATCAGCAATAGCTATGGTCATCATAGGTAACGTGAGGTTGCGGTTTTTGAAAAGCATGGCAATAGCTCGCTCATAATTTGCATATGCCACATTGACGGGATGAATCTCATTATCAGTACCCAGGATTTGAGCATCGCTAAAAATATTTAAAAGTTCTTTTGAGGTCTTGCGATAAAATTCTAAAGTTCTAAAATTGGCATTCTCTCGTTCAAAAATCTGTCTTTTTATATCAAAAACATTCTGAATCTTCCTTCCGTTTACAAAGGTTTCGCGGGTACCATCCACCATAGGAGGATACCTATCATACGGAGGTCCTGATACCAGCATTAGTAAGCCGAGAATGGTGCAGGTTCCTCAATTTCTTGAAGCAATTGATTCTCCAGGAGCTCCATCTCACGTTGAGACTCTTCAATCAAAGCTGCGCCATTCAGTTGAGCGCCTCCTTGCGGAGAGGGGAGTGTAGCGTACTTCCCTCTGATTTCCCCCAGAATTCCTTTAGATATGGCTAAAGTATATCGTTGCATCCAACTTATAAAATAATGGTGCAGTGTATCGGAGTTTAAACATTTATACTCAATCACCACATCTTCTAAGTCATCTATTACGGGGGTGGGATAGACCATTAGGTACTTATTATTAGTGATTTGGAAAGACCCTTCTCTACCCAGAATTTTACGTATTTGTTTCAAATGCATTTTAAGAAGCAGGAAGTCACCTACGGAGAAATCGTTGAAAAGGAAGTTCTCCTGAAAATACTTAATAAAGAAGTCCATCTCCAGGGAGTTTCCTGCTAAAGGAACGCTGAGAAGAGACTTCTTATATGCCGCATACCTAAAGTTGTTTACCATGAAAGATGGTAGTTCGTACATATTAACTCTAGGTACGCATTTGAAAGCGGCTAATTGAGTACACCAATCAGGCGCATGATAATCTAATTTACTAATAGCTTCATCAATAGCCGTGAGTATTTGGAAATCATCGAGTTCTACTCTCACAACCGGAAATCCTAACCGCGCTTTAACAAAATCTTTAATTATTGTATAAAACCTATTAAACTCAACCGTCTCGGAAAAGTAACGGCGGTTAAGGCTGTCGTAAGGAATATCACCGGAAGGAGCGGTAAAGGAAGAAGTGTTGCTTCCCTCTCCATACCTATCCGTAGTGAAAGGTCCCCACGCGAAATTGGGTTTTACTGGATTTAGTACCATACTCTTATATATGGAAGAAGCCCAGCCAAAAGGCTGGGCTTCTCATTAACTATCCTAAGAAGGATTAGTAGTTGTCGTATGCAGGTGTGCCTAGAGCAGAAGCCTTCATGAACGGAGTCGTGAGGTAACGGCTATCAGCGCCAACGATACGGATTATTCGATAGAACCTTGCAGAAGGGTTAATTTGAGCAGTCGCATAGCGAGTAATCAAGCCCTTTCTTGGCTGGAAGGTGGTTGGGTCCGTGATGGTGGGTAGCATTTGTAGCGGAATGTACGGAGCGTACACAAAGCCTGCATCCATCGGGGAAGCCCCCTTGTAACCAACAAGAATCTCGTCTTCAGGGTAGAGAGGGTCAACGTAAACGTCGTAAGAACCCATCCACTTACCTTTGTATTCGATAGAAGCACCGAGCTTACCCGATTCTTCACCGTTAATACCGCCTTCAAGCTTAGCAGCAGACTGTAGCATAGCAGCCACGAATGGCGAGCATACTAAGTAGTTAGCTGCAGCACGTAAAGTCGTACGGTAGATATCTTGTGATGCGAAGTTAACTACGGCAACCAAGTTGCTGTAGACTTCACCTACATGACGAGGAGCAAGTCCAAGTGCTGTAGTACCAAAATCAACGAAGAATACGTTAGAACCTAGTTCAGCGGCAGAAGGCATAGAGGCGTTAGAATCTCGCGCACTATCCATCCCATACTGGTTTTGAGTCCAAGTATCATTATCGTTGCTTCCTTCTGGTTGAGTGAAGGTAAAGCTTCCTTGAGCACCGGCTTGAACGCCGTCACCAGTTCCGCCACCACCTTGACCTAGCTGAGAGCTACCAAAGTCGTTAGAGTTTTGACCGTTGGTGTAGTTCCACCAGTTAGCGTTGTTCAAAGACCCGGGCGAGTAGCCATAAGCTAACGTCCGAATAGATTCAACGATTTCACGGTCGATTTCCAAAGCTACTTCCTTAGAAAGAAGCTCAGTCAATTCCCGTTCGAGGTCTAGGTTGTGGTAAGCACGAAGGTCTTGTGAAGCTTCCAACGTCCAAAGGGCGCGGAACTTACGAGTACGTGCAGTTACAGACTGTTGCTCGATAGTGAAGTTAAGCTCAGGAATACCCGAACCAGCAAGACGTTCACCAGCAGACACGAAGTACTGTGGACCAGCAATGCCAGAGTTAGGGAAGTTCGCAATACGTGAACCTGCAGTCATCGCAGATACATTACCTACGGATTCAGCAGCCGCGAGGCTGTCAGTCAGAGCGTTGCCATCAGCCATACTGGTGATGTCATCACCGACACCAGAAAGACCTGACAATGCAAATTGACCAGAAGCAACGTTGCCAGCACCAGTGCCTTTAGCGGCGGCGCTGTCAAGACTACCAAGGTTGTTTTGAGCTTTGCCCATCCGACCTGCGTAAACCATACGGTACTTCGAGTATACGGTATCGTATATGGTAGTCCCGCCAGCATCCCGACCAATACGGTTGTAACCAAGATAGAAAATCTGGGAAACAGGACCTTGCATTGGCTGAACGCCGCAAATCTTATTAGCGATTAGTTCCGGGAAGACCCGGCGAACGAGTGGAAATGCGAACTTTTGGAAAGTACCAAGGTTACCTACAGTCGTTGCCTCTTCAAGAGTACCAGATTCACGAGCAGATTCGGTTAGAATGCTCTTGGCTTGGTTCTCCAGAAGAACAGCAGTCATTTGACGAGTAGAGTCATCGGTGATTCCTTCCAGGATAGGCTCCCACTTCTCACATAAAGATTGACTTTGTGTATTATTCAACATAATTTTAAATTTTTAGTCTTTTAGGACTTCCTGCTTTTTTGACAGGTTTATTACGTCCTCAGTGAGGAAGATGTT